CTCTTGTTAACGCCAAATACTGCTTGCTGTAGAGGAGATTGAATTATGGCACTAGGTGATAATACACTCCAAGCGGCACGTGGCAACTCGCAGCGTGGTCGCAACCCATACATGGTTCAAACTGTTCTTAACCTTGCAACAGCACTGTCTGACAAAGGTAGCGCACTTGCCGCTGGCGATGTCATTCCAGCAATTGCTGTTAAAAAGGGAATGATGGTGATGAATGCAGGTATCCAAGTTGATACTGCTTCCGATGGTTCTACTCTTACTGTAGACCTCGGCATGATTGCTCCAGAAGATTTCATTGATGGTTTTGATGGAACTTCAGCAGCAGGTGTTGTAGCACAGAATCCAGCAGCTTATTCTCCACGAATGGTTGTTGCCGATGATAACATCGACCTTAAACTTGTTACACTCTCAGGTGGCGCAGTGACTACGGGTAAACTCCGTATTTGGGCTGTCATCATGGATTGCAATGATGAAGGTGATTTGACTGCTCAAGAAGTAGCACGTGACTTTACTTCTTTTTTATTAAGGATATAAAATGGCATATACCTATCTTGACATTACTAATGAAGTCATAGCACGTATGAATGAAGTAGCACTAACATCTGCTAACTTTACTGCTGCTCGTGGCTTTCAGGTGCAGTGCAAGAATGCCGTAAATGATTCTATCAATTATATTAATCAACGTGAATTTGGTTGGCCCTTTACTCATTCTACCACTACTCAAACGCTAGTAGCTGGTCAAACAAGATATACTATTCCTGCTGATACACAGTCAGTAGATTATGATACTTTTAGAATTAGCAAAGATGATGCACTTGCTGTATCCGGCATTACCTTGAGGATTTTAGATTATAAAGAATACACTCAAAAATATATTGAACAAGAAACTACAACAAATGTGGGTGCGGTTCCTAATTACGTATTTCGTTCACCTGATAATAACTACGGTATGTATCCTTATCCTGATAAGGCATACACTTTAAAGTTTGAATATTATAGAAAGCCTACCGCTTTATCTGCACATGGAGATGTACCGCTAGTACCAGAACAGTACAGACAAGTAATTGTTGATGGTGCTACTGCGTATGCTTATCAGTACCGTGGTGAAGCACAGCAGTATGGAATTAACTTTTCTCGATTTGAAGAAGGCATCAAGCAGATGCAAACAATCCTACTTAATCGCGCTGATTATGTTAGGTCTACATATATTCCCTACTCACAAAAGTATGGTGCTGGTGCGGGTGGATTTTAGAGGTTTAAATGGCAGATGAATCTGGCCTTAATCCTTTTGTGTTTGCATGTCAAGGTGGTCTAGTTCTCGACCAATCAACCTTTGCAATGCAACCGGGGATGGCACTTGAACTAGAGAACTTTGAACCTGCCATTATAGGTGGGTACAGATGTATCTCAGGGTATGTAAAGTGGAATATTAATATTGTTCCACAAGACCAGAGTGCTAGTGAGTCTATATTAATGTCTGCGTACTTTAAAGGTAACATCCTTGCAGCACGTGGGCGTAAGATACATAAGGGTGCAACAGGTAGTGGTGCTTGGTCAGAGATTGATGCAGGTAGAACAGGCGCAGGTAGATATACATTCTTTAGGTATACCCTAGCAGGTACAGAATTTATAGTATGGGCTGATGGTGCTAATCATGCATCTAAGTATGACAACAGTACTATTACAGACATTAATGGTACAGGCGCACCATCTAATCCTAAGTTTGTAACTGGTTTTAAAAATGCGTTGTCCTTTGCTGGTATGTCTTCTACTCCACAGGAGTTAGTATTTACCGCACCATACACAGACACAGATTTTAGTACAGCTAATGGTGCTGGTTCTATATCGGTAGACAGTAATATAACAGGTTTGTTTCCTTTTCGTGACCAGTTATTTATCTTTTGTGAAGAAAGAATTTTTAGACTGGTTGGTAGTAGCATTGCAGACTTTCAGCTACAACCTGTTACCAGAGAGATAGGATGCCTTAACGGATTTACCATTCAAGAATTTGCAGGTGACATTGTATTCCTTGGTCCTGATGGATTACGTACTGTTGCTGGTACTGCAAAGATTGGTGATGTAGAACTTGGAACAATTAGTCGTGCTGTACAAGAACGATTTGAAGGACTATCTGATGTAGATGAATTTGATAGTGTAGTTATACCTGATAAGACACAGTACCGTATATTCTTCTCTAATTCTGGTACACCACGCTCTACTACAACAGGAGTAATCTGTGTACGTAAGGGGGATGTTTATGAGTTTGCAGACCTCAAAGGTATACGGCCTAGCAGTACAGATAATGTAGTTGTTACAGGTTCAAGCGTTGTCGTTCATGGAGATTTTGATGGTTTTGTATATCGTCAAGAACAAGGTAGTGATTTTGATGGCAATGTTGTAACAGGTAAGTATCGTTCACCTGATTTAACTATGGGAGATGCGGGTATCCGTAAATCCTTTGACCGAGTTATTATTAACTATGCACCTGAAGCTGCCGTTAACGCTGATTTATTTGTACGTTACGATTATGAAGCACCACAAGTAGCTAGACCAGCAGCATACCCATTTGATAGTGCTTCAGTAGTAGCGGTATATGGTGGTTCCACTTACGGTACAGCAACATATGGTGGACAGTCTAAC